TGATTATTTATAAAAAAAGCCTCCCGAAGGAGGCTGTATTCAAGTAATAAGTTTTTCTAGTTCTTGGTCTAGTTGTTCCATAAGAGACCGAAGTCGTTCGATTCTTTCTGGAACAAATTCTTTACTATATCCTGCTGTTGATGCATCTAGGACTTGTAAAAGTTCTAATCCTGTTTTTGTGTCAATTTTTAGTGTTAGTTGCTTTTGTTTTGACATGATTATTTCGAATGATATTTATTTGACCAGATTACATTATAGTTCATAGTCAGAGATTTTGCAAACTCTTCTTTCAGTTTATCTATTTCATAACTTTCCTTTATTGTTCTTTTTGACGACGCCCATGGAGTAGCTTTCTCGTTTCCTCGTTCTTTGACATCTTTTTCTGTATAATGGAATGGGCCGTGATATTCTAGGATTTCAATTATTTTTTCTCTATTTCCTCTATGGCCAGGCTCAAATACAACTAAGTCATAAAGAATCCATCTACCATTAACATTATATCCCCATTCATATAAATTATTCTCCACATCAGAGAATGCACATTGTAGTATATCGTATCCTTTTTCACTTATATAATTTTTAATAAAATTTCTACATTCATTACTAGAGTTAGATATACCATAACAATTATTTTTTATTCTAGTTTCGACAGATTTTTGTGCTATTTCGGGAATTTTCATAGGAGAAGTAACTCCATATTTTTCTAAGTTCGTTCTTTTAGTTTTTTCTCGCATTTCCTTCGACTGTGTTGCATATTCTACTCCAAAGTTTCTAAGCGATGTTTCAATTTTTTTCTGATGTATTTCGGGACACAATGAAGGATTATCAACACCATATCGGTCTAAGTTAGTTTGTTTTATTTTTTGTTTTACTTCTTCGTTTTGTAGGGCACATTCTGTTCCATATTTTTTCAAATTGGTAAATTTCCTTTTCTCTTCGCTACATTTTTTACAACCATCATGTCCCCTTGTATGATCTTTAGATAGTTGAAAAAACTCACCATGAAGAGGACAAATGATTTTAATTTTCTTGGAAGAACCAACATATTCAACCTGAGAGTAATCATAAAACTTTCCTTTGTCTTCTCTGTTTTCTTCGAATCTCTGTATGATAGTTTCAGTTGTCAATCTTGGTTCCGGTTTTTTGTGTTTATTTTTTCTCCTGTTAATTATTAAACATTTTTCGCATTTGGTACTACCTTTTATATGAGATATAGGATTTTGATGAAACTCTCCGTGGAAAGGACAAATAATTTTTATATCTGTCGTATAATCTACAAATTCAACACAAGAATAATCATAAAATTCTCCATTGTCTTTTCTTCTTCTCTTGATTCTTTGAATAATATCTTGAGTTGTTGGTAGTTTTTTCTGATGTGGAGTGCTATTTTTCTTTATCTCGACACATTTTTTACATCCAGTACACCCTTGAACATGAGAAAAAGGTTTTTGATAGAATTCGCCGTGTAATGGACAAATAATTTTAATTAGGGTGTCTTTGTTCACATATTCAACTTGAGAATAATCATAAAATTTTCCCTTGTCTACTCTCTTTTGCTCAAACCTGCTAATTAACTCTTCTGTATCTAAAGATGTATTATGTTTATAACCAGAAACTTTAGTTTTTTCATCCCAAGTATTCTTCAATTTAATTTTTTCGCATTCTTTACATCCAGTACAATCTTTGGAATGTTCACTTGGAAGTTGATAGAACTCTCCATGTAAAGGACAAATAATTTTTACTTTCGTGAAATAATTTACATAATTAACTTGAGAATAATCATAAAATTTTCCTTCGTCTTTACGATTCTTCTTAAATCTCTGGACAATTTGATCCGTAGTTAATTTTTTTGTTGATGCCATTTTTTTATTTGATTGACGGCATTTATATTTAGTCATTAAAAAGGGGAGAATCAATATCTCCCCTACCTTAGATGATTGCCGTCAATCTATGGCACTATTATTTATACATCCCCAGTACGACGATTCTCAGAACGGTAAACACTAAAGTGTCCTTCTGGATATCGAGCACTTAGTTTCTCGTAATTGCCTTGCATAAGATCCTCAAAACTCACATCCATAGCAATGCAAAACTGAGCCAAGTACCAAAGCAGATCCTGTCCCTCACCAAGAATCCTAGCTTTCAACTCTGGCGTCATCTCCTTTTTTTGTAGAAGTGTCTTCTTGATGAGATCTACAGTCTCTCCAAGTTCGCCAATCATACCTAGACAAAAAGTCAGCAAATGAGTCAACTTGACACCTTCACTCTCCAGTTCCGACATTCGAGCAATGAGAGCTGCAAAGTCACTACTGGCGGGACTTGTCGTTTGCCGAACAAACTCAATGTATTTTTGGCTGTCAATTTTTTGATTATTTTCCATCAGAATGTAAAGCTCCTAAATTTTTGTTTCAAATCTGGTTGGTGTACCTCGTCATTATACTCCTCTTCCTGTCCAGAGTCAAGTATGTCCTTCTGAGCCGATTGATCCACATCATAAAGACGCATTTTCGGTCTATCAATTCCTATTACAAATTTCTTATAGACAGACTTATCACTATACCTATTCTTTAGCTGCTTGACCAAAATTTGATTCATTTGTTCCAAATCATCTGTTGATATAAGAGCAAAAAGAAAATCAGCAGTTGCGGGAAGACCAAAAGACTCTGAAGTATCAGTCAATTCTGGATCAGAAGAAGAAAATCCAGATCTTGTTGTTTGAGTTGCAGAGAATATGGGAACATTAAATTCAACTGCCAATCCTCGTAGTTCTTCCGCAATGGATTTGACATAAGAATATGAATTTACAGAAATATTTCCTTTGTAGCGACTAGATGCACAAATATTCAAATAGTCAATAAAAATTACATCTGGCTTAAAAGATTTCTTCAGTGCAAGTTCATTTAGTAATGCCTTAAAATGTCCAGCATGAGCAGATGCAGTCGGATACTCCTTGATAATTAAAGATCCATGTGTCTTTCTAGAGATATTATTAATTTTATTTCCAAATGTCGATTTTGGCAAATCTTTGATATCATTGATATTGATATTCATTTGATTGGCATCAATCCTCTCGGCAATTTTCTCTTCTGCCATTTCCAGAGTAATATAAAGGACATTTTTCCCCTGAATTAAATAAGATCCGGCAACATGACACATAAAAAGAGATTTGCCAACATTTGTTCCAGCAAGAGCGATATTAAGAGTCTTAGGAGAAAGTCCCCCATTGGTAATTTTATTGAAGTACTCCAAATCAAACTCTAACTTGTTTTCTTTCCTATTGTAATACTCATACCTTTCTTCGTAATCATTCAAATAATCATGACCAACATGATTATCAAAACTTACTGCCAGAGCATCAGACAAAATAGATGGAATAGAATCTCTATTCTTTTTTTCGTCATTACCATCAGCAATTTGAATTGACTCCATAAGAGCCAAGTAAATTGCACGATCTCTACACCACTTTTCAGTTGTGTCAATCAACCACTGCAACTCTGCTGGAGAATCTTCCAATGATTCGATTGTAGAAATGACTTCTTTATATGAAGTCTCATTTAAATCAGTTCTATTATCAACTTCAATCAGCAGTGCTTCTTTTGAAGCTAACTTATTGTACTTAGAAACAAATGAAAATATCTCAAAAAAGATTGCTTTTTGTGCATAGTCCTGAAAATATTCTATCTTGAGATATGGTAGAACCTTTCTTACATAGTCCTCATTAAATATTAGATTCCTTAGAATTGTCGTCTCAACTTTTTCCATCATTAAAATTAAATACCACTACCATAGCTAAATTCTGCTCTCGCAATTTCATCCAGTTTTTGCATTACTTCCTCTGTAAAGTATTCATCTGGATTTGCCAAGATTTGTTTACCATAAATCTTCTTTCCATTGATTTCATATCGACCAGCCTTATTCTCCCAAAGACCGCCGATTTCACCAAGTTCAAGTAATCCATAATAACGATCAAGACCTCGTTCATCATAATATAGACGAATTTCAACTTCTTTGTTTTCTTTGCTTAGACGAGACTTAAATGTTTTTGCTTTTATGATATTTCCAACGATTTCGGTACCTTCTTTTTCTTTTGATTTAGAGAGTTCGATAATGGTTGATGCTGAGTACTTGAGTCCGGAGCCGCCACTCTGTGTTGTTGGAGGCCCATAACCACCAACATTAGCATAAATGTGATTAGTAACAATCATTGGAATTTCAGACTGTCCCAATTTTAATGTCAGCATACGAAATGCACCTTTAATAAGTGCTGCTTTAGTCATATCTTTCTTGTCATTATCAGCAAGAGCATCATTAATTTCTTTGTTAGTTGAAAGCATCCCCAAACTATCAAGAACAAAGAAACACGGCTTTCTTTCTTCTTTTGGTTTTTTCATATAAAGATCAACTGCCTTTAACGCTTGTCCTAAATTCTTCAACAGTAACAACATTAATCACTACAACTCTAGATACATCAATTCCTCTACTTCCCAAGAGTGATTTAGTAATTGCAGCTTCTGTATCAAAATACAAACAGTAACCTTCCGGATTTTCATCCAAAAAGTTCTTGATTACTGCTAGAGCGAAGAAAGTTTTTCCAGTTGAACTTTCTCCAGAAATTGCGGTAATTTTGTTTCCCGAGACTCCACCAAATATAGAGCCGCTAACAAGAGCGTTAAAGATATAGGAACCAGTATCAACAAATGTTTCGTTTTCATTAATTTCAGATGCAAGTTGTGTATATTCTCCACCGATTTCTTTTACGATGTCCTTTAAAAAATCCATAAGATCCTCCTTAAATAAAAAATGATTCTAGTGTGTTTTTCTTTTCTATATTCCAACCAATAATATCAAGAATAGCTCTCACTGGTTTAAGGAAAGTTTTTTCAAACTGCATATCATAATCAACATACTTATGTAATCCAAATTCTTGTGGTAATGTCTGAATATAAGATATGACATTTTCATGTATTGGATTTGGCATTTTCAGATAACAGAATTTGATCTTTTCTCCATTCTTGATCATAGAGTATTTTTTCTGTAGTTTATTTTCTTTAATATAGTGATTATATAAAATTGATCCTCTCACATGAATCGGTGTTGATTTTACATACATTGTGAGGTTAGATTTGAATTTAGAAAGTTCATTAACTGATTTAGGAAATGAAACCTCTTCTGGAGTAAGATTGAAGAATTCCTTCTTAGTTTGCTCTACAAATTCAACTGTCTTTTCTTCTGTAGAATTCATAATAAGCCAGATGGCCTTTTTAATCTTATCTCTACAAAAAGCAGGAGTTGATGACCTAATGGCTTCTACACCAGTCATTGATAGTTCTGGTTCGGAGTAACGAACTCCTTCATTATCCCAAACATTAGCAATATATCTTTTTTTGGCAATGAATACAGCACGATCAGTTATCTTCTCTCGTTTCATATGCAGTTTATGAGCATATGCATTTAGAGAATCAGCCAGTTCTCGATATGATTTATCAACATAATCCTGTATTTTTGTTGCGAAGATCTGATCCAAGAAATCAACAACCTCTAGTTTGGATGGATGTTTGTTTTGATAAATCATATCAACTAATGGCTTCATATTCAAGAATGCGGAGTCGGTATCGCAATAAACAACATAGTCTACATCTTCTGTTTTGAGTATCTTATTGAAATACTCATTGAATTTCTTCTCAATCCAACGAATTGCAAGCTGTCCAGTATAAGTGACTGCCTCGGCATTTCTTAGATCATAGAATCTAAAATAAGGATTTCCTGTGGCACCATAACAAGAGTTTAGACATACTTTAATTGACTGCTCTTTGACACTATACATCGAGATCAATTTCTTGAGCTTCTTATCATGAGTTTTTTCGAACTCTTTTTTCAGCTCTTTCATTTTATCTTTGTAGTGCTTCCTTTTCTGGAACATTTTTTCTAGTAGCTCCGGAAGAAATCCAATATGATCTTTTCTGTACATAGATCCATTTGGAGCTACTGCATACTCAAAATCTTCCGGGAGTTTGGTGCTTTTTTGTAAGATTGATTCGATGGAAATTCCGGGAAATCTTTGTTCAGCTAAAGTATCAGGACTTACATTTAGAAGCATCATAATATGTGGATATAGAGATGTCAAGTCCATACTCACGACATAATCATAAGATCCAGGAATTGGCTCTTTCACAAAAGCACCGACAAACTTGTCAGATTTTTCCTTTGCCTCACTTTTTAGCGGAATGACAATGTTCTTACGACGAAGATAATTATAGATGATTGTATCCCACATTCTAACTTGATAAAATACATCATCAAAGTTAGTCTTCGAATCATAAGCAAGCATAATTGCCAACTCTACTAAATGTAGCTTATCCTCAAGTTTGTTGACAAGTTCTGTGTCAATAACATTATACTCCACAAAAGTATCCCAATCATTATCATAGAAATCTTTGAATGTTTCGTATTGACTATGATCAAGTTTATTTTGACCTAGCTCATTAAATGCGATAGTATCTAGTCTATAGTTTTCTGGCTTCTTAAATGAATACTTCTTGTATAGGTCAAACATATCTACGATAGAAACACCAAAAATATCATAAACAGTTTGCTTTTCTCCAATCCTGACTTCGACTTGCTTATCTGATATCCAATTATAAGGAGAAAGTCTCCTTGTTTCTTTTTCTCCAATTACACGATACATTCTTCCGATAATATATGGGAAGTCGTAGTAGAGACAGTTATGAGTTTTCACTCCGTTAGAAACAAAGTAATGAGTATCAGTTTGTATGTCCATCATTTCGGAAACTTCCGATCCATCAAACGAAACCACTCTAACTAAATATCCACCATCTACTTTCCTAAACCTTTTGAGAGAGGCAAGTTCAGATGATTCCCTAGAGACGGATTTAATTTTATTGATTTTTCCCCATCTTTTAGACTTAAGCAAATTTAGCTTATCGAGGTCAATATCAATAAACCGCATAAGATTTTTAGATCTGTGCATTGTACTAAATATGCCATTCCAAAGAGAAAGTTCATATATTTTTTCTAAGTCAGAGTTATAATTGCAGAAAGAAATAGACTTCCCATCTGTGCTACCATCACCATCCAATAATCCAGATAAAAACATATAAAATTGTTTTTCGGAAAATGTAGAAATAAGTTCTAAATTTATTTCTTTTTCATTTTTTTCATTGTATATTGGATCAACATTACCTAGAAGCTTATATGAAATGTGTAGCTGAAAACATCCTTTATGTGGCCCTACCAATTTATTATTGATTGAGTGGTTTTCTCTCAAAACAGTTAAAAACTCAACATCAGATTGATAGAATGTAAATCCATCTTTTAATCTTTTTTTATTTTTTATTGATCCGTCGGTATAAATTAGCCCCAACAAATAGCATTGTTCGTAAGTATAATTTGGATTATCTGGATTTAAATTTTTTCTAGTAGGAACATATAGAAATTTTTCCTCTTGTTTTTCTATTGCATCACTAACTGACATATCAAAACAATGCGTGTGTGTTTTTGCTGAATTTACATCCAAGTTTGTGTATTTATTTTTATCACAAAGAACATAGGGAAAAATATGATCGTATGATGATTTTACGCTAGCACCATTAGCTAATTGTTGAATGACTGAAGTTTTGTTGCTTTTTGGGTATAATTCTGTGACAGTACTATCATATAATTTTTGATTTAATTTTATATCTTTTAATTTTACTATTTTGTTGTCAGTCCAAATATTCGAGTCTAGTGGTATGCAATTCCACCCGGTGACAATATCTGGTGTATTATTCTGCCAATACTCCAGAAAAGAATAAATCAATGCAGTTTCGTCTTTGCAGTAGAAGTATTTGTGATTTTTGAGTTTCTTTCCAAATGGCTTTGTTCCCCAAGTATAAATTTTCTTTGAGATATAATCTTGAATTGTAATCAACAAAATTTCTTCATCACAAGTCTTTGGGTCTGGAAATCCATTCTCAGAAGAAACCTCA